TATCGAATTCCCAACCAAGGTTAAAAAGTGTCCTGACACCTGAGTGCCAGTACACCACGCTACCTCTCCGTTAAAGTTGAGAATTGGATGTTGCAATTCGTTCTTGACACCAGCTAACTTCTTGAGATGATGTTGGAAACTTGGCAATTTAGAGAGAATTCGGTTGATTACTTCAGTCCCTCCTCCTTGACGCATAGCTCCCATTCTCAAGTCAAATTTGGGGTGATCTCCACCAGCATTCCTAATCTCCGAAGTTCCAAACTGGTTGATCTTGTCAAAAATCTTTTCCCAGTCAGAATAGCAGTTCATGCCTGCTGCTATCCCAATATCGACGTTACACCGAAAAACCTCGGCGCAAAAGCCAACATAAAGACACTTCATGTAGAGCAGAAATGCAAACTCACACGTGGTGAAAGTGCGAGTTTTAAAAGCCTCAATCTTTTCGAAGGATACTGCTTCATCTTTCAGTACCACATCAAAGAGAGGATGAGCCAGCTCACCATTCTCATAACAATCATCTATGTACTGAAAGTCATTCAGCACATCATCGTCTACATGCCAGATCCCCTCAGAATCCTGGTACATGTGAGCTAGCTTTGGACCCGGCATTTTAGGACCGCCGGAGGTCGCACGATTGATGGCATCGAAGCCCGCCTTTCCTGGAATACCATTCAAGGCAACTTCGATTGAAACAGGTTCAACATCATCCAAACACATGTGCTTCTCGAAATCGCAAACCAAAGATGCTATACATTCCTCATAAAGATGGGGATCGTACAATTCCGTGGTCTTTGAACGTTCTTGAAGACCAATGAGCATTGGATCCATCCAATGATCACCCACCATTTGTCCTCGCATCTTGGGAGCTCCAAAACAGAGCTCACGCTCAAATTTGAGAGCAATCAAATCTGCAATCATGGATTTACGAGTGCGCGACACCGGATGTTTGCGATCCTTCAGACTCCACATGGGAATCATGGCACCATCAAGTGATTCATGCCGCAGCAAAGAACGCGGATGAATAGGCATCACTTCATTTCCTGAAGTCAAGTGCACCGTGTCCCCCATTGAAGGCGTCAAATCATCATTCATGAACGCAAAGTCACTGGTGTTGATACGAGCACAAAAGATCCTGCCTTCAGCGAAAGGCTTTGCCATCGCAACACAAAAACCAAGAACACATCGTCCAGAGGAAGTGTCACCGATATAGGCTCCGCCACACGAGCCCACTCCATCATCTTTCGAATTGACATTGATCTGATACTCAAAGCCTAGTACATGATCGCTGCCAAGCTTGTACCGCATGGGAAGATATCTGTGATACTCGGTTGGTACCCATCGCTCAGCACGGTTGTAATATGTGCCCTGAAGAGCAGGAGCATCATCCGAGAAGAACTTCCTGATGTCCTTAACAGGCCGTATACTCGTGTGGGTGATGAAGCACAAATCGCTGCTAGCATGAAAATGAATATCATCATAGTGGAGAATAAATTCTACACGGTCCTTAAGCGGTTGATCTTGACGACCGCGTGCTAATACCAC